CTACAAATTCGTGTGTAGCTACTGCAATTTCACAATATTGATTGCTTGCTGCTGTCAATTCAACTGCTTTATTTGCATATCCAAATCTATCTTTAGCAAAATCAGGTGAATTAACAGGGGTAGCATTATACGCATTGCCACTTACATCATTTGCATTGCCATCAAATGTATATGCTGCAATTAATGCGTTATCACCTACATCACCATTTCTGATATACCCAGTAGTATCTTCAATTTTCGTATATTTAAGTCCTGTTTTCATACTATACTTCTATTATTTTAACTTTTAAATAACCATTAATTATACTTCCTCCGGCACTACCATTTCCAGTTACAACATAAATACCTATCTGATCATTATGGCTAAATGTATTTAATGTCTGATTTATACCACTTGTTAAATCTGTATGAAATCCTGTTACTTTTGCTGCATCTGTAGTAATAGGAATTGTAATATTACTTGTCATTATTGTAGACGTATTCTTATATATCGCTAATACACAATCAGTAGACGCGTCTCCATTTGGATCTTTAATATAAAATGAAGCCCTATCTATTTTATATGCTTTTGCATCACTACCATCATCTATATCATCTATTAAAAAAATAAACTTGTTATTTTCATTTATCGCATGATCAAATAAATAATCACTTGTCTGATCATTTATTGTATTAAAACCATAAGTAGCTTGCATTAATTCACTTACAAATTCTAATGCGTTTACTCCTAATGGAGTGGACACTGTACCTGCTCCTGTTAATGTATCATCTGTTGTTACAGTACTTAAATAGTTACCTTGTGGGCTACTTGTTTGACTAAATTTACTACCAGTTAATGCTTCTACATTAACAATTTCCCAGTTTGCACCTGAGTATTTAATTGTGAGCTTTGAAATATACGTTGTTTCTGGTGTCAAATCAATTAATTCACCAAGTGTTAAATCACTTGTTGTTTCTCCTAATGCTCCATATTCATTGGTGTATACTTGTTGCCCTTGTATAAATAAATATCTTAATTTTTGACTATTAGCATTTGCTGCCATAGGTATAGCAAGCACATACACATTCATATAATCATTATTTGGTACTACTGTTTGTTGCCAAGCTCCACCTGTAAATTCATTATAGTATGGTTGATTACCACTTAAAGGTACTATTTCACTTGCTGTTGTTATAAAATTAGCAGTACTACCCGCGCCACTTAAATAAAATTGTGAGTAATCTCCTGCTGCTCCTGTACCTGCACTTAATGCACCATTTGTTGAAGGCAAATCTTCATCATATAATAAAGCACTTGCTACACTTGGTCGTCTATCTGCTACAGTTGTGCTATCTAATACATAATCTGCTAATGTACCACCTTCTTCTTTATACGTACCAATTGTATCATGTAATGTTCTGTGTGCTTCCCAATTCATTATACCATGACATTCTCTTTGATATACCCAAGTTGCATCAGTTGCATTATAAAAAGCTAATGCAATCAATAATTGTTTATAATAATCTTCTCCTAATACGCTAATGTCTCTCCAATCTATATCTGTACCATTATCTGTTAATAACCATACTTTAGTTGTAGTATTATCATGTGCAGGACTTAACCATCCTGTTATAATTGTAGAACTTAAAATACCATTATAATAAGCATTAACTGTCCCACTAATAGTTACTTTTCTTGTAGTATTATCTCCTGTTACTATTACATCTTCTGGACTTGTAAAACCAGTAGGGTCTCCTGTATAATCATTCTGTATTGCTAATTTATCTGAATATATTAATCCTGCGTTTCCCATTTCTTATGCTTTATAATAAATTTCAGCATGAACATTCGTTGCTAATACTGTTGTATCACTATCTGCAAGTAATTTAGTAGCTGCTATAGTTATTCCTGTACTATAACGTTCTAATCTTGCCCCACTATATGCTAATATCACTTCACCATGTGCAGGTATAGACAAAGTAGTTATTACAGCACTTGTACCTACTGTTACTCCTCCTACTAATATATTATATAATTTAATATATATAGGATACGCATTATTATTAATAAATGTATAACCTACTATATCTGCTGCACTTGCAACTACTGTTTGTGCTGCATTATTTAAGTTAGTTATTCTTGTTTTACTTGGTGCTGTTTCTGATTCATTAGTAGTTGTAACTGTTCCTGATATAACAACTGCACCTGTATTACAAGCCGTTATTTTACCATCTATAGATGTTGTATCACCTGCAATAGTATTAGTATCTGCATCTATAGTTCCTAATAATGTGTTTGCATCATCATCTCTTACTTGTGCCTCTAATGAAGCATTTACAGCCATTAAATTAGTACCATTTCCTATTCTTGTACTATCATAATTAGCTCCTGCATCTGATAATTGTACATTCAAATCACCTGCTGTAATATTAATATCTCCTGCCGTACTTGTTATTTTAACAGGTAATGGAGTATTATTACTTGGTGTAACTGTATCTTCTACTACTTGAGTATTTACCCCATCTAATACAAATTGTGTAGGTGCTGTAGTCATTACTGCATCAACTGGAAATGGATTAGCAACACTTACATCAGTACCACCAAGTGTTACATTTACATCTAAATCATTATTTGTATTAACTGCTCCTCCTAAATAATTCAGAGCGGATACTGTACGTAACTGTGTAGCTTCTAATGATAAACCTGATACATTTGCACTCATATTACCAATTACTTGTAATCCTTCTTTATCTTTTAAGACACTTGAGAATGCGCTCAATACTTGTCTTAATATTTTTTCAGTATAACCTTGTTCTGTTGTCATATTTATAGTATTAAAAAAGGGTAAATCATATTAAATATAACCTACCCTATAAACATTTTTTATTAATTATTATTAATCCCAAATTGCTGCTGCTACTGTAGCACCTATACTAATTGGTTTCCATGTACAATAAAATGTTAATGTGCCATCAGTAATACTATTACTACCTAATACATTAATATCAATATCTGTTCCACTAACTATGAAACTTTCATCATTCGCTACTAATACTTGTTTAACTGTTGATGTTCCTGCAACATTTGCCCAAAGATCATTAGTTACTAACGCATCACCTACAGTTGCACCAATCATTACATCAACATCATCTGCTGTTCCTATTGATACAGTATTATCTGCTCCTACTCCTTCAACAACTGTTTCATTAACAACTGCAAATATTTTATCAATTTCAACTATACCACTTACTGTAAATAACTTATGTGCTGCTACTGTCCATGGTGTTACACTTGCATCTACAGTTGTTACTGTTGCTGTTTGTACTCTACTTGCTGTGTCTTTTACAACTTCTGCATCTACAATAGTATCCAATGCTACTATATCACTTGCAACATCTGCACCTGTAGCATTAGTAATAGTTCCTACAATTATAGCATCTAAGTCAGTTTGATTAGCTGCAATATCAGTAGCTAAATCAGTAACAGGTGTCCCAATTAAAGCAGGAATATCTGTACCTGTATCAACTATAATTTGTTTTGCTATAGCAACTAAACTTGTTCCTGCTATAGTATCACTTTTTTTACCTATTACTTGATTAATTGTAGTATCAGTTGCTAAATCTTCAGTTGGTACATCTAAAAGACCATCTATTGTATCTAATTTAGTTTCATTAGTATCACCTTGTACCGTTATCTCATCTAATATCAAATCTAATCTACCGCCATTTGTCCAATCACCCTGTAACTCATTAGTATCAACTAAAATTGCATCTGCTACTATATCTGTAGCTAACAACTGTGTTACTAACTGTTTTATGTATCCCATAATTTCTGTTGCATTATCTACTGCTCCTATAGCTGCTGCTGTATCTAAAGCTCCTAATAACGCCAATACATCCGCATCAGTATTTATATTTGCTACGATATATCTAAGTAAACCTATTAAACTTGCTTGATCTGCTGTTATATTACTTGCATCAGTTTTGTTACCTATAACATCAATTAAAGTAACATTAGTAGTAGCATCTGCTACTGCTATGCTCGCATTTGAATTCCTTATAATTAATTCAGTCATGTATTAATTTGTATTTTAATTTGTATTATTAATAAAAAAGGGTAACACAATAATACATGCTACCCTTAAAACAACCACTATGACATATCTTATGTTAAATTAGTATCTTGTGCTGTAGTAATACCACTTGCTTTAGCTGCTAACCATGTATCTAATACTTCAAGTACTCCCTGATCTGATCCTACACTACCACTATCAAATACATTTATTTTTAACCACATTTCAATCTGGAAACTTTGATTAGTAACACTTGAATTTAAAGTACCTTTACCTTCTACAAATTGTAAAATCACGTAATCATGTGTATCACCAATTGTTGCATTAAGTTCTGCTCTCGCATACGCTTTTACATCAGGAGGTGTGTGCATAACTCTTGACCAATAGTCTTCACTTTCTGATTGCACTGCCATTTCATAAGTACCTATTCCTGGGTCTGACGCAGTTCCAGTAGTAAGAGTATTAGTAGTTGTAGTAGTGAAGTCTCCTTTAAGGAATACATCAAAACTTACAATAGAGTCTTGGAATAACATCTCTTCAAAATATAAATCTTTTGCTGTAATTATAATACCCCATTCTGTATTATCATGTATAGCAATAGCTCTTGTTATTACATCTACATTTGCTTCTAATACCGTACCACTATCACCCATGTAATGTTGATCTAATGTTAGAATTTTATTAGTTGTATCATTAGCTGTAATTTTATATACTCTATCTTCAATAGCTACATACGCATTAACATCTAAACCTACACCAGTTGTAGTAGTAGCAAATATTACTTGTTTACTATATTGTACTACTGTAGCATTTCCCCATGAGTTATTAGCAACCGAACTATTAGGGTTGATTAATCTTTCCATTTTAAGCCATTTATTAGTATTTCTACCATCTGCTATTCTATTACTATATAAAGAAGTTAAACCATCAACTACATCTACTTCATAAGCGGCTTCTGCCACAACTGTATGAAATATTGGTTTCTCAACCAACAACCCATTAAATGGGTCTACTGGATGAACTCTTTTTTGTAAAACAATACCATAATTATTACCTACACTTATGTAATCATTTTCTAAGAAATGCTGTACTGTAGTACCATCATAACCAACAGTTGTTACTTGTTGTATTGGTGCAGTATAAGCATGTGCTTTATATTGTTTAATTGTAGTTCCTATATTTGTACTAAATAATGTTCTACCATTTCGTCTCACTCCTATCTTAATGTCATCGTTTGTTAATACTGTTGTTTTATCAAGTACAACGCCTGCACTATTACAAACTGCAAGACAACCATCAGCACTATCTGAAATATTAGCGGCTGCATCTGGTAAAACATTACCTACTGCAACAAAATTAAAATCGTTTAATCCGTACATTCAAATAAATTTTTATTTGTTTTTATTAGTTTCATTCTGAGCAATCTCATAATTAAATGATACTTCGCCCTGAATAGCCATTTCTACTGCTCTACGCACTATTTCTCTTTGTATAGTTTCACCAAGTTCACAATGTTTCTGATTAGCTGGTGTTACTATATTACATTGTATTTCTTGTGGATACCTTAAATAACTAAGTTTATATGTAGTAAATGTAGTATTATTATCACCTATTAAATAAATAACTCTACCTGTTTGTGTACTACCATAATCATATCCAGTATCAACTCTATTATATGTCAATCTTAATATTTTTCTATTATCTGGTTTTCTAAATGGATTATCAAGTATCTCATTAATTTCATCTTCATTAACTGGTACTACTTTAACATCTGTATATGTCGTACTTGTACCATTTCTATCATAAGTTATATCTGCTCTTTCAAATTGATTAAATATAAAATTAGTGCTTACTCCATTAGGTAATGTAATACTTACTACACTATTATTTGGAAATATAACACTATCTATAGTTAATGCTAAATCATTAACAAATACTTTTAAATTAGCAAATTCTTCATCTCTTATTTTACCTATATCAATACCTTCTTTAAACCTATTACGTTTACCGTCTATTAGTTCAATTAATAAATCTAACTGAGATATATTAAATAGACGGCTAACTTCGCTTTCATCATCGTACCCCATATTAACTTCTGAGGCTGCGTTCTTTAATACTTGAAAAGTGTTATACATTTCGTTAGCCGTCATAATTTAATTATTTACTGTATTCTTCTATTGATTTTTTAATTTGATCAACTAATATTTTATTCTTAGCCTGTCCTAAAAAGATTTTAATTGCTATTATTTCATCTCCTATTGGTGTACCACTTTTTGTATAATAAGTATCTCCTTGTTTGTATATCTCATCTATTTCAATTGCATTTATTAAGAATAAACGAATTTCAAAATCTTTATCCATAAGCAATTTATATAAACGTTTAAGATCTTTATCATCATCTATAATTGATTCTATTGCAATAGTTAAGTTAGCTGCTGTATCATTTTCTGGTGTAAGTTCACCAAATACTTTTAGATAATCACGCATTTTTTTAGTATTATCTTTAACACCAAGTAACCATTTATAACATTCGCCTTTAAGCATTACTTTATTTAAAGTTTGTTTTTCTTTAATTCCTTCTTCTCTAAATACATATTTTTGTCCTGCTGGTTTAAGTACTCTTTTTTCCCAACTCTCTGCTACATTACTTTGAGCTTTAACAAATAGATATTGTAGTAACTCACCTATGTTGCTTAAATTAAACTTTATACTAAAGTTTTTCCAGTCTTCATCATCTACACTTGCTTTATAATTATGTGAATGTATGTCTGAATTACTATCTCTACAATTTAAAGTTTTACCTGTTTCTTGTTCAAGTTCTTTTCTTAACCTTATATTGCCTTCAAATATATCTTTATATATACCAAGTTGATTTCTCGGTACTCCTATCCATTTAATAAAAGTATGAGGATACATGAATCTACCTACATGATCATCCCTACCCATAAATGATTTTTTAATACTTAATGGATTAGCTTCAAGATATACTACTTTACCTTTATATTTATTTATTTCGTTTAATTCAAGTATTTCGTTATTTGCCATAGTGTTTTATTGTTTTTAGTAAAGAATACTTGGTTTAAATTCTACTATTTTAGTAGGATCATCAATCATAATACCTTCTTTATCTCTAATACTGTATTTCCAACCATCAAAATCACCACTTGCAATATGAGCACTACCCATACCACCAGCATTTTTAAGTATAGATTCTGGAAACGGAGGAGTACGCATACCTAATTGTACAGATACACTCATTTCTGAACCTTTTTGTCTAATTCTATATACATTAGGTTCTTCTTTACAACCAAAATTCATTATTGTCATTCTATAGCTTTCTGCAACTCCACCGTTAGGGTGTTTAATCTTATTCATGTTCGGATCATCGTACATAGGATTATGTATGAATTTAAAATGAATACCATGCACATCGTAAAATCCTATAAAATTACCAAAGTTAGCAGTAATATCATTTACTCCTGATCGTTTATAACCTTTATTACTATCATCTCCCATCCATTGGAAATTATTATCATTGGCTTTATCTTTAATTAATTCGTGAGCTAATTTAAGACCTCTATTACCTGACATTACTACATACGTTCCACCTAATCTTTGATTTTGTTCATTAATATCTAATGCTGCATCAATAAGGTCATTATATGAAAGATTATCATAAGGAATAACATTACTTGGTAATATTTGTTGTCTAAAACCATTACCTGCAAATATATCATGTCCGCCTTCACCTTTAACTTTACTATAACCTCTACCGTCTACTGTACTTCTGTTATAATACAAGTTCAAAAACTTAGTATGTTCAAATTCTTCAAATAATTTCATTAATTCATAGTCTAACCATACTGTAGCTTTTTTACCATTAGGTGCTTCTATTTCATACCAGAATGGTTTATCTAATTGTACATCTAACATTTCACCATGAAATTTACGTTCAGCACGTAAAGGTATAGTATATTCTTGCATATCAAAAGGAGTACTAAATCCTACATCAAAACCCCTTGTTCCACCATAAGGTGAAGTTGCTGCACCAATAACAGCCCATTTTGTTCCAACTGCAACCTCTGATGCAGGTGCGTAATAATCTTCATCATTAGTATTAAGAACTACCTTATACAACCATCCGTTTCTTGCTTTTACTGCATCTTCTTTAATGAGCCATGTATAATCATCTATTGTTTGACCTGAAATGTTATGAGTAATAAAAAAGATATTCTTATCAAATAACAAATAAATTTCTTGTCCATTCTTACCTACAGTTACAGCTGATGTTAAACTTGTAGTCATACCTCTATCTGAATAAGCTCCACGTAAAATAGCTTGTCTATCTTCTATAGCTCGCAATTTCCATCTAAACGGTTGATTAGTCTCAACGTATTTAACTGGAAACTTTTCCATAAGTCTATTAAATGTATTACTATATTTAGTTTCTATAATACTTTTTACAATATCTAAATAATAAGGTTTTCTACCAAAAGCATAGTCAAGATGACTCTCCATTGTTGTTCCGTTCCATCCATGTCCAGGACTATTTATAGCCGTAGCTGTAAATTTCGCATTGTTTATTGCCATTGTTTATTAAAATTATAGTTTATAATTATTGATTACTGTTCTAACGAATTAATAAAAGTATTCAAATCTTCTGTTGTAGAAGATGTTTGTTTAATTTTAGTTTTCTTTTTATCAAAAGGATTAGGATTATACTTTTCCTTTACTTTTCTTACAGCTTTAGTGTTATATATTTTATCTAAAGCATCTGTTTTACCATCCAATATTCCTAATTGATCTAATAATGTTAATGTAGCTGCATATTTACTATAGTTTTCATTTATTTTTTGATGCGTTGTACCTAAACCTGTTTTAACTTTATCCTTTAATTGTTTTCTTATTTTAATACCTAAAAATTCATCAATACCATCTACATTTTTTGCATAATCATCTTCAAATTGTTTTTGTTTATTTACTTTTTCTTGTTCTTGTTGTTTTAACTGACTTTGTTTTTCTTCTTTTTGTTTAATACTTTTCTTTTGTGCAGATGGTAATATTAATTTAGCTTCATCTACTAACTCTTCAATATCTTTAAGTTTATCTATCTTTTTATTAATAACATCATCAGATAAACCTAATGCTTTATATTGTTCTGTTAATAATTTAACAGATTGTGTGTCATTTAACTCATCTGCGTTCCATGTACTGTAATCTGTTATTGCATCAAAACCATCTAAATTACCATGTTCAATTAAATATGTTAATTTACCACCATTTTTAACATCCCAGTCAGTTAATGGTTTTAATATTTCATCTTGCTTTTTCTTTTCATGTTTTTCCATTATTTCTGAATACGCATCATCAGTATTATCAAAATCTTCTGGTAATTCAAAATCATCTGGAAGTATACCACGTTCTTTTTGCCATTCCACTATGGAGTTATAATCGTAATCCCCTGTTATTTCTTCTTGTCCTTCTTCTTTTTCTTCTTCTTGTATGATCTCTGTTTCTTTTTTCTTATCCTCATCTTCTATTTTTTCATCTGCTGGTGTTTCAATTTCCTTTTCTACCACTATTTTTTCTTTGTTATCAGTTGGTGTATCAGCAGGTATGTCAAAACCTTCAAATTCATTAGTTTCTACCATAGTATTTTTATTTATTTATTTAGTAGTTGTTGTTTTTGTTTTATTTTTTAATCGTTCTTTTTCTAATTCATACCGAGCTTTCATTTCAGTAAGTTGTTTTTCATGCTTTCTATCCTTTTCGTTTTCTAATTGTTCTATGCTTAACTTTTTAGTTACTGTATCATTTTGCATTTGTTGTTTTTCTATTTCTACATTATCATTTATTAAATTATGATTTGTATCATTTTCCATATCCATATATTTTTGATATGCACCAGCTTCTATTTTCATCTGTTCGATCATTAATTTATTATCTAATTCCATTTTCTTTATGTTTACTTCATGTTCCATTTCTTGTTGTCTTGTTTGAGTTTCCATTTGTTTTATCTTTTCAGCGTATTCCATTTCTTGCTGTTTCATTTGTTCTTCTCGTTCTCTTCTGTCATTAGCAAGTTTTCTTAATTTTCTTGCTTTAGTTTGTAAACTATCTGTTGCCATTATTTCAAACATATCTTCAACAGGTGTACCATTACTCATTGCTAATTCTTCTAATTTATTAGCTTTCTGCTCAAGTATCATTACATTGGAACTATTCATAACTCTAATACCGTAATCAGCTTCACTAAACTGTTCTCCATCTATCATTAAAGTAGTAATAGTTAAATCATCTAACACATAATTAATACGTTTATTTCCATTTCTATATGAATATTTACCATATTCTAACAAACCTTGTAATAATCGCATTTTAGTATCATCGTGTTTGCTAAACAACTCCTCAGTCTGATGTGTACTTCTTACTATCCGTTCTTGTTGTACACCTAAGCCCTCACTTGCTGCTCCTTCACCACGTCTTTGTTCATTAACTCCTACTACTCTATCTGCTTGTACCATTAACCAATTCATATAATCTAATGCTGTTGATATACTTTGTGATAATTCAGCATCTATTACTTTAACAGCATCACCTCCAAATTGTGCTGACATTTGACCCCTACCAACATCATTAAATGGATATATTGGCATTATATTATATTTAGCCATCCATTCTTTAAACATTTTTAAGTCTGATTGAGTATTATCTGTCCACTTTGGTATTTTACTAATATCAATCTGTATAAGTTTACCTCTATTAATTGACCATAAGTGATCTACTTTCTTTTCAAATATTGTCCATTTACGTTGTAATTTTATCAATTCGTCTGTTGTACTTAAAGCCTTATGATCATTAATATTATATACAGTTCCTACAAACGGTGGGTAACTAACATAAATATTATTTGGGTCTCTACGTTGTAACTCACATGGTTTTACATTTATAATAATCTCACTACCATCAAATGTCATACTATTAGCATTTAATATAGTACCTTGCCACCATTCTGTAACCCATATAATTTCAAGTTTTTCTCCTTTAAATTCATCTGCTTTATAACTACCATCTACAAACATTTCTAATTCTTCTCCTGTTTCTTCATCTATATATTTAAGTATCCCTATATCTCGTAAAGATGCCCAGTATGTTTCTAATACTCTAATTTCACCTTTACCTGATGCAGTATCGTACACACCATCATAATCTTTTTGTAATGATAAGGCTTGTTCATCCCATTTTTGATGAACATCTGTGTATGTAACAATCCCACTTGCGTTTTGTCCTTTTTTCTTACCGTGTTCATATATTTGATCTATCTCTGTAGTAGTCATATACTCACCATAACTCTCTATTACATTATTTTTACTCATATATGATTCTTCACTAATCACTTCACTTTCTTCTATTAATGAAGAACTTCCTACTCTATATAACCATTTAGGATCACATTTAATTACATCTATATCATCTCCTTTAATTGCATATTTGTATGCCTCTTCTGCAACAATTAAAACATCTTTCCAACCTTCATTTAATTTACGTCTTAAACGTAATCTCTCCCAATAATCTTTTAATATTTGTGTACTCATTCGTTCATGTGAACTTTGAAAATCATACAATAAATATTCTTTTAAATGCTCCATTCGCTTCTGACTTTCTTTTTCATCAACTTCTTTTACATTTAATAAACTCATCAAAGTTTGTTTAACTAAATCAGATTGTTGTTCTTCTTTTGAAGATATTGCTTCATCATTAACTACATAAGTTCTATAATTAATATTTCTGCGCCACTCTTCTCCAATTAATGTATTTAAAGAAGGGCTTATAAGACTAACTGTGTTTTCATTTAAAGCAGGTAATTGTGTATTTTCTCCTTCTAATCCTAAAGGGTTATTAGCTTTTTCTATTTCCTCTGTACTCATTCTACCCAATACATATCCATAATTTCTAATCATTCTTTTTCTTGACATTCGTACATCATTTATTCTTTCTGATTTAGATACATTGTTACTATAGTATCTTACATTATCTTCTCCCCATTTTTTACCTTTTCTCTTACTTGTTATTCTTTGTTTAGGTTGATCGTATAATTTGTTCATATCATTGTATCAGTGTTTTTAATTAATACTTGCTAAAATAAGTAATAATTTTAAGTTCTATAATATAATATTCATAGCTTATTTCAATTCATCGAACCAAAATTTAGCATTCACTATGTCGCTGCTTTCCTGAAAGTTAGGTGTACTCATTATCTCTTTTTCATCTAATAATATCATTACCATTCCTAATGCACTAACCCTATCAAAATTGCCGTCTAAATGCCAGTGTATCATTTCTTCTAATATACCTTTACTTTTAATTGTAAATGTATTTGGTATTTCTTCTTTACCATCTTGTTGTCGAAATAACCATGCTTTTACCCTATTTCTTGCATAATCATTAATCTTTTTAGAAGCTGTTGTACCTTTCTTTCTGCTTGCTACACTTTTTATTTCTAATTTATCTCTAACATGTTTAGGTTCATCACATAAATATTGTACACTATTTGTTGTTATAAAATGTCTATATATACCTTTTAAATTGTTTTCATAATTGATTTCTGCATTATAATATAGTGCTAATCTTCTTGTAGTCTCAAAGAACTGATCTTCACTTATTGGTCTCGCTACATATTCAGCTACTATTCTATCTGTCCATGTATCAAATATATAAGTTACACCAAAACTATATTTTTCACCTACTTCTTTTCTTCCGTATTCAATAGGATCACAACCACCAATATATCTACCATATATACATTCACCTTCTCTTTCTATTATAGCTGGTTTTTCCCACATTACTATACAACCTTCTGTAGCTTCATTCATTGGTGTTATTGCTTCTATTGGTAATATGTTACTTGGGGCTTCTTTCCATGTTACTTTATTTCCAGGTTTTAATACTAAATGACCTACGTATCTATCTTCATATATCTTTTTATGTGTTTCTAATATACCTAATCGTTCACGTAAATCAGCAACCGGAAATATATTACCTCCTGTTCTTAATATTGCTTCTTGTATGGTTAATGGTCGTTCTGCACAATTTCTTGCATATTGTGTAGGATCAACACCCGTAGCTTTCCAATTCATTCTTAACTCTATCAATTCTGCTTTAGCTTCTACCATATCACTATTGCCATATTTATCCATATAACCTTCCATATTGACATACTGGGGTGCAAAAAATCCTACTCGTTGTTCTTCACTATTGACATCCCATAAATTTGGCACACTCAATATATTATATCCCTCTGGCTTATAAATCATACTCCTCATTGCTCTAAAACTTGAACCTTCTTCACCACCTGTTCCACCTGCTATCATCGTACCAAATACTTGTTTTCTTTTACCTTGTCCTTGTTCAACTGATGGTATAGATATTGTCCATACTTGCTCTCCATTATCTAAACTACCAAATTCTTCATAACAAATTAACATACTACGTTTACCTCTTGCTTTATGTGGGTCATCTCTTAAAGATATTGCTGCAATTTCACTTCTAAAACCCCCTTCTCTTTCTATACCATCTACATCTTTAAATTTATACCCACTTTTAATTTCTTTTATCGTATTAGTAATTTTACGTTTTACAAATGGAGTATTTTGATCAGCGAAAGAAATAAGACTTTTAGTCTTAGTCATTAACCCATCACTACCTGTTAAGTACTCATTGCTATTAGCGTATGTTAAACTACGACTGCGTGGATATATATAATAATCACATGTGCTCATGCCTGCTAATATCCATGAGAAACCAAATCCTCTTTTCTTTAATACAATACAATGACTTTTTAATCTTCTGGCTTCTTCAATATAATGAAACATATAATAGTGCCCATCCCAGAATGATGGAAATTCATACTCTCTTACTGTCTTTGGTTCTCCATTTTCAATTACATCTATATTCCGTTCTATTCTACAGAAATTTAAGAACCAATAATGATAACCTGTAATCCATACATCTCCTGTATGATAACCATATCTACATCGTTTAAATTGTTCATCCCAAAATCGTTTATATTCACTTCTTGGATGTCTACTTTTTGTAGCCTTTGTATATACTTTATGTTTTTGATAATACATAGCTACTTCTCTAAACTTATCTGTATTATATAATCTTACTGTTCCGTTATACCAATTCTTTAATTTATTATCAAATGTAAAATTAGAAGCATGATATATCACATCATTATCATCTATATAATTACCACAAAGTATTTTTATATCATTTGATGGTATATTTATTTTATTCTTTAATAATAATTCTTTAGTTCTATCTAATCTTGCTTTTCCTACATCATATTTCATAATTAAAATGGTATTTGTAATAAACCAGAAATACTATAAGTTGTACTAACTTTATATTTTTTTACTTTTATTATTGGTTTAATTTCTAATCTTTTAATAGCATCAATAAATAATAATACTTTCTCTCTTATTATAGGTACATAATAAGGAAGACAACAATCATTAAATACTATACCTAATGTATATTCTGGAGTACTTAGTTTTCTATTTCCTTTTTGCTTTGTGTATCGAGTAATTTCTATTTTAATCATATCTAATTAGTTGGTACATTATCAGGGTCTTCATACATACCTTCTTCACCACCACCTCGTATGTTTCTTTGCACTCTACGTTTTTCATCAGCTCTCTGTTTATTATCGTCTAATTGCTTTACCATTTTATCTAATTCAGTAACAGCTACTGATCTATCTTTTGGTGTGAGTTTTAATTTACCTTGTTTATCTACTTCATTGAATCCTATACTATTTAACATTTCTCTAATATCTTCTATTTGTTTTTGTGTAAATTCAGCTTGTAAATCATATTCATTTTTTGGATTATACTTTCTATATACTTTAACAGCGTCAATAACTAATGAGTCTATTTTAGGATCATACTTTTTAGCTTCCCATAAATGATCCTTTAATACTCTACTTCTCTCATCAAGATTATTAATATCAGCATACCAATTAACACTACTGTCTTTACAACACATACCAAATACATAAGTTAATTTTTTACGCGCGTTGGTTTTAGTTTTTGATTTGTCAGTATCCCATATTTGTCTATATCCTTCTATATTTAATAATTCTGGTCTTATTTCAACTAAAAAATTATCATTGTTTATTTCTTTAAAGAATGTATCCATTATAATTCATTTATAAAGTCATATAATTTTTTATTCCACTTAGCTCCAGCTAAAGCATTATGTTCATTAGTTTGTTTTGGATAATCTTCAGTATCTTTTAGGAACTCTAATTTCTCTTCTACTGATAGAATTCTTAATTTTACTTTTCCATATCCATTAGTTAATTCTACTTTCTTATCTAACTCTTGCTTTAAATCCTTACAATACATAAGAAATCCCTTAGGTAAATCAATCATTCTACCAAATAACCAACAGAATACAACCCAATCATAATCTGCATAGTAAGCGTAGAACTCTGTCTGTGGTAAAAACATATTAGGCTTAACTTCATTTAAAGGTAATACTACTTTATTATCTTTAGGATTATGTATTCTATTATATTCTACATCATCTAACATTTGTTTTAAATCCTTACGTCTCTCATTTATAAACTCCTTAATCTCCTCAGCTATCTGTTCTCTTGTCTTGCCGTATTTATTAATCATTAATTTAAGATGTCTATAACTACTAATAACAATATCATATTGATTAAATAAAGTTTTCAATACATTCTCTCTTAACCAATATTCTTTAACTCCATCTACTATACCGTCTTTCCATTGCCAATTATTCCAAGTAGCTCTTATATCAAACTCTTTACATATAGCGTAGTACTCTTTGTGAGTATCACAGGTATTTAAAAATTTAACTCCATATTTGTCTATACCTTCTTGTTGTTCTTTTGGAGAAATAATAGTTCCTTGTATATCCTCACTAACAATACCTATACTAATTAACTCTATAGTATCAATTGGTTTACGTACATTTAATCCTAATACTTTAGGTTGTTTTTTATATTCGTGAAATTTAGTGTCAATAAAATATTTCATGGTATTTGTTTTTTATTTGTTATACGTTTTTGTTTACCATTATTAAAAGTGGTTAATACTCTATTAAATGCGTTCTCAGCAATCGGTACAAAATACCCTAATCTTGCCATTCTTACATTTTTACTTGCATCTCTACTTTTAGTATGTACTATTACTTTAGCAAATTCCTTATAATATAATCTTAATATAGCATTAATTTCTTCTTCATTTATATTAAACTCTTTCTTTAATTTATTAACTACCTTTTGTTGTAATCTATTATCTATAAATACTTGTTTAGTAGATATTTTATCATTTATTATTAATCTTCTATCCATTTGCTATCTTTATTTACATCCGTACAATATACAAATTCTACATAATCCATTATTATTAAATAATAATCAATACTGCATATACTATATGTACCATTTATTTCTTTAATTACTACTAACTCTTTTTCATATCGTTTTTTAAGTGTGTCAGATGTTCCAATTGCACCTTCTTCTGTATAAAATATACTTGTGTTTTTATCGTTTATCATATCATATTAAATTAAAGACAGAATGTACTTTTTATTTGGATTATTTTTACTTCTGTTTACTAATGCTTTTTTTATTTCTTTTCTCATATCTGGTAATTTAGTATATTTACCTCCTCTTATTTCATGTGTACCATTATAATTTAATTTTACTATAAATATATCTTCTGGTTTAACATTATATTTACCCATTATACTATATGTAGTCATTTGAGCTATTGCTTTATTTTCCCCACTATCTTTAAATTTTGATAATTCATTTTTACATATATTATATGTTTTGTCTAAACTCTCTTTTGCTTTATAATCACCTATTGCATACCTACCTTTTTCTGTTCTATGTTCAGCTAATATATCTAATGTGCCTGCTAAATTATATTCTAAAGAAGCTAATCGCTTTTCACTTTCTATTATCTTCCATTCTTTGTTAAATTCTTCCCAAAATCCTAATACTGCTTTATGATAACCTGTTTTCACTTCTGTTTTTATAAATTCATCAACTGTTCTTTGTCCATATTTGTTATGAATAAATAAACGAGTAGCAAATTCATGGGCAGATGTACCATCACAACTTGTACTATTACCTTTACAGTGCCAATCACGTCTTAAATCTATAGCATTTGTAATACCGTATCCTTTACGTGTATTTGCTTTTATTACATTATTACTTATAAATATATGTTTATTTTCTTCTGTAAATTTAGGAAATAATTGTGCATCTAAAAATGTAGTAACAGACTGTAATTCTATACCATTTTTATAATACTTATGTTGTTGTTCATCGAATATTATATCATTACTATTATTAGTAACTTGTGGTATTTGTGTATTTATTGGTTCATTAAATTTATGCGTTAGTGCCATATTGATTATTTATTATATTTAACATTGTTTCATTATCACATACAAAGCCAGAAGCTCCTTTATGTCCTCCACCACCATATTGTTTAGCTATAATACTACAATCTATATTACCATTATCATTATATAAACTCCACATCCATTTACTATCTTTATACCAGAAACATGCAAATCCATCATAACCCTTTTTATGGTAATCTATACCAAAGTTAATAGGGTTAAATCTCTCTTGATTTACACATAAGAATTTACATGCTAAATACCTACCTTTAGCATTCATTAAAGTTTCCTTTTCTAAATTAGGTAATAATACTACATCTACTACTTTTATATTACTCTTACCTATATAAATTTCAAATGCTTTACTATAAGTTTGTTTAGCTTCTGTACAAAGATATTTGTATATAGTTTTACCAGATTTTTGTATTATTTCTAATTCATTATATGATGCTAATGTTCTAATGATGTAACTATAAGCCTCCTCATAATTACTAATTATCTGTCTTGCTCCATATTGAAATTCTAATACTTTTTGTTCTTCATCTGTTCCTTTATGACCAAAACAATCATATCTTCCAAGTAGTCTTACTATCTCTGGCATAGGATTATCAGGAAAGAAATATTGCCATGTTAATTCACAGGCTGCAAATTTAGTATTTCTTAATCCCCAAAATTCACCATGTATATTTTCATTGTAAATACCATCTTTATATTCTTCAATACTTTGTATTGCTGATTTATGGTGGTCATTCCATATTAATGATTTAGTATATAATAGATCATACATTGTTTCAGGTGGAAAACTCACATCGCACATGATTACCTTATCATATTCTGATAAGTCTGGTATAGTATCTCCGTAGTCCCAACCTAAGAAGTGTATCGAAGGTAGTAACCTATCATTTGGCTTATTTAGTAAATTATCAACCTCTATAAAAATTACATCTATATCTAACAATGTTCCTTCTTTATTATTACTTATCCACCACTTCTTTACTATTGCAGCACTCATCCAACCATCTAAATCTCTACTATGATATATACATATTGTATTCATATATTAATTATTAAGATTAGTTATTATTTGATCAATCATATTACAATTTTCTATTGCTTTCTTTATTAAGTTTCTTAGTTCATTTACTTTATTATCTTTTATTTGTTTTATATTTTTATCAAGTATTTGTTGCATTGTTTATTAGTTGTTATTAAATTGGTATCAAGAGTGCATCGCTAACGCTCCTTTACAGTCGCTCATGTAGAAATATAGGAATGCGTGCTCGATATGTGTTGTTTATTATTTCTTTACTACAAATTAGCATAAGGTATATCAGCAGTGGTGGGTATTGAATTAATTAGTGATCCATTTCTATATTTATCTGCGTGATCAATAGTTTCTGAGTAATTAATAGCGACTGACAATTTAACAGGTTTTGTATGGTAATTATACATCATCATATTTGCCATTAAGTGTCCACTATGTCTTTTACCACTTTCTTTATCTATCTCTTCTCCTTGTATTATTGATATTAAATGCCGCATAGCACTTTGTAAATGTTGTTTAGGGTCTACTTCTTTTTTCCAATTATTTCTACCACTCATTTCATCAACTGTATACTTATCTGCTCCGTATGTCATTACTTCTACTAATGGTATCAATGCTTCATAATCTATCAATGTCCAATCAAGTTTACCTTTATTATATCTTAATGCTTTATCTTCATTATTTGGTTGTTGTTCAGGATGTTTATTTTTCATAGTTGTTTAATTGTTATTTGATGAAATAAAGCACGTATTTGTATATTACTTTTATTATCTAATTTATATGTTATGTCATTATCTTTTATAAACTTAACTATTTCTTTATATTTATTTGCTTTGAAACTATATATAGTATACTCTAAATCTGTTACATTATTTTCTATATTGTCTGGTTTAAGTCTTTGTATTTCTTTTATTAATGCTATTTTTTTATATGTTTCTATCATATTCAAAACCTATATAAATTCATCTAATGTTGGTTTATAGTATTTATCATTCATAGTTTATATGTTTTTTATTTATTATTACATGTTATACCAAAAAATTCATTAAATTCATCGTCTTTTGTTTTTAATGAGTATGCTAATATTTTACATTCTAATTCTCTATTAGCCATTTTTAAATTATTTGTTCGTTTATTAATCATATCTTCTATTGCTTTACCAAATGTATAAGCTACTGCACTTATTTCATTATCTGTATCATATTCAATAGATAGTTTATTCATTGCCATAGTTAAATTTGTTTTAAAGTTAGTATTTCATTTATTATTACTGCGAAGTTACTCAAAATTTTCGGATTTAACAAATAAATATCCAAAAACTTGTATAAATACCTCTGTCGCTTTCAGAGATCAATCCTGATGAATGTTTATAACAAAAATAATATAAGTATCCAGATTAAAATAAATATTCTTAGAATAGAGCTTTGAATGCTTAGATTTGATTTATTGAAATATGACCAAATATAATTGAATGTCAGTTAAGCCATAGTACGTGTTCTTAATAATACGCGGGTGTGCGCAAACAATGGTATATTTACTAAAGTAAATATAGTATATAAACTATTATACTATGTATAATAGTAGAGATGAAAAGAATAGTGTTGTTATTTTAATTTGTTATATATTTTACAAGTGGTTAAATAAACTATTAGTAATGTATATAATTTAATGTATAATAGTTTATATAAAAATAAGTAAATAATGATAGTGTGTTATAAAAATAAAAAATAGTATAAAAAATGTATATGAATATGTGAATAAAAATAATATAAAAAATATGTAAATAAACGTATGTGTGAACTACCTCCTTGTTTAGACCTTTACTAATTCAGGGGCAACCAACCACCCCGTACATATAATAACTAATGATGAAAATCAAAGTTAATACACGGAAAAGGTTCGATGTCAAAAGCAATGATTAATACAATAAATATAACAATAATAATA